CATCGGCGCGGTGGAGAAAGAGGAACGGGTGTTGCGGCGGGTCCGGCTCGCTGACGATCTGCACCGGGCCGCTGCCTCTGCGGAAGAGGATCACGCACTCGGCCATCGCTCAGGCCGCCTTGATCGAGAGCGCACCGGCGCGCGAGCGGGTGGCGTAGATGCCGTGCCCGTAGGCTTTCATCACATCGTCCTCGATGAGGGCCTTGAGGCCCTTGGCCGCGCGGTTGAAGCAATCGGCTGCCTCCTTGCTCGTCAGCCAGTTATGGGCATAGGAGGCCCATTCATTGCTGCCGGTCATATCGACGACGCGCACCGCCGGCACCGCGGCCTTGGCCGCGGGGATTGCGGCGGGTGCTTGCAATGTCTCGACCCGCTGCCAAAACCAGCGCAGCCGGTCCCAGACCTCGGCCTCGAACGCCTCGTCCCAGGTCATCTCGCACTCCACCGGCTCGTCGCCGCCATGGACGACCAGGAGAGCGGCCCTGGCCGCTTTCAGGCACGCCTTCTGCACCACCATCTGGCCGGGGTAGAAGGCGATGACGTCCTCGAGCTTGCGCCAGCGCCCCGGCGCCTTGCAGTCGACCACAGTGCGGTCGGCGACCCGGTAGGCATCGAGCGTGCAGCCGACATGCCCGAGATCCGGGTGCGGCATCCACTTGCCGCGGTGCACCAGCGGCTGCCCGGTCTTGCGGGCGTGCCAGTTGAGGGCGAAATCCTCGATGTACGATCCGAACTGCACCGGCCAGTTGTCGGAGAGGTCTTCTTCCTTGTAGTCGGGATGGTCGACGAGGCGCATCCATTCGGTGAGGATCTTCGCTTCGTCGCCCGCCATCAGGTACGGGACAAAACTCGCCCCGACCTTGCCGTAGCGGCGCTGGCGTTGTTCTTCGGTTAACATGGGCCACCTTCCAGGCTGCAGTGATTAGAGTGCGGCTCGCCCGGGCCGCTGTTGCACTCGGGGCAGAAGAGGTAGTCGAGCTGCTCCTTGAGATCGGCGATCGCCTCGGCCTCGGTCGCACCCGAGCCAGCTGGTGAACCGGGCCCCGCATAGCTGTCTTCATCGATCGCGTGCCACTCCGGCCCCCAGGGGCACGGGTGCATCTCGGTGCGGATGTTTGTCATGGCTCTAACTCCTCAAGCCGGTCGCGCAGCCGCGCCGCCATCTCCTCCTCGTAGCTGGGGATCAGGCGACGGACCCAATCGACATGGACCGTGAGCAACTGCTTGCGCACCGCAGCGGTTTCGCTCGCAGTGGCGCCGACGATGCCGGCGAGCCAGCGCGCGGTCAGCGCCGCGATGATCGCGCCCTGGTCAGAGGGCGGCTTGCCTACCAGCCACTTCGCCAGGTCGGGAAACATCTCCCGCGCAGTGTTCTCCACCGCCGCCGCCTTCTCGCGAAGAGCGTCGTTCATCGGTAATCGTCCCCGGTCACCGGGCCGCGGGCGATGTCGATAAGGCCGCGTCCCTGGCATGCGGGGCACGCTGTGCGCAGCACCACGCGCCTACCATTTCGCTCGATGATGTCGACGCTCGAACCCCGGCCATCACAGGTGCCGCAGGTCACGAGCACGTGATGTTCATCAGGATTTAGGAGAAATGTAACAAACACCCTTGACGGGTTATGTTCGGAGCCGTTCTCATAAGCCGTTTCAGCTCGCGAAGAACGTTCCAAAAAATCCAGGGAGGCTGACATGCGGGCCATTTTCGGGTTCCTGTCGTCGAACCCGATATGCTTACCATGAGTAAGCAGCATATGCAACAAAAAAGTGACCCTGAGGTAGGCGACCCGCTTACCCCGAGCGGCGCCGACCGGGCGAGCTTACGCCTTCTCGCGCTTCTTGATCATCAGGCGCGCGACCTCAGCGCCTTCCGCGGCATACTCGAGAAAACGCTTCTGCTGGATGTCCGTCATCTGGCGGAAATCGAGGAGCAGCTGCACTTCGCGTTCTACTGACGTGGTAATCGTGCGCTGGTCCAAGGTCGTAGCGCCAAGCAGGTAATCGACTGATATTCCGCACTTGGCGGCGATCTTGGTGAGGTTGTCGCGGCCCGGCCGTTTGCCGTGCGCCTCCCATTGGCCGACGAGGCCGCGGCTGACCCCGAGGGCGGCGGCGAATGAGTCCTGGGAGCGGTAGCCGGCCCTCTTCCGCGCCCAGGCGATGCGATCGCCTATCAATGGCATGGCGAGAAGTGTAGCTAGAAAATCACCGCCCTGGGGTTGGCAATCCCTTGCTAGTTTGCGCCTACCCACGGTAAGCTACGCCAATGGACAGATCCTTAATAAAAGCACTGGTCGCGATGGAGAGCATCCGCGCCCAGCCCGGTCTCCTGGCCAAGATCAGCCGTTTCCTCGGCGTGACGCGCGCGGCGGTTGCCAAGTGGTCGCGGGTACCGGCCGAGCGGGTGCTCGCGGTCGAGAGCGTGACCGGGATATCGCGACACGATCTGCGGCCCGACATCTACCCGCCTCCCGACAAAAATGGTGAGGCGAAGTTAGCAACGTTGCCTCCCGGAAGAAAGCAGAAAATTATCTCAAATGCCCCGGTGGCGTAGATGCGCGGGCTGGTGCTCGCGCTGGGGATCTTAGCGCTGGCGTGGTGCGCGGCCGCTGCGCCGCGCCGCGTCTGCGACACGCTGACGCCGCTGCCGTGGCTCAAGTGCATCGAACACTGAGGGCGTGACATGGGGAGGGGGAAATGCCGGAGCCGCTTCATACGGGGCAATTGTCGTATCGCCGCCGCCGCCAGGTCCCGCAGGTGCTCAAGGTGCTGGTCGCCGCAATCGCCGCCTGGGGTTTGGTGATCGGGATTTTGGTGATCCTGTGAGGAAGCCCGATTACTCACGCCTCGTAACACTCGATCTGTCACCGACCGAGGCGGCGCATCTGGTGGGGCTGCTCGAAGGTGTCAAGGTGATGCGCGGCGAGACCCTTGGGGTGCCGCTGCTCAATCTCATCGACGGCACCTGCGAGCGCGTGCGGCTGCAGCTGCGGCAGCTCGCCTGGCCGCATGGCCACAACCAGACGCCGTTTCCGGTGTGATGGCCAGGGCGCTGAAGTTCAAGCGGACAGCGCCGATTGTGCCGGAGAAGGCGCTGCATCGGCAGATTGCCGATGCGCTGCGGGTGGAACTGGCGCCGGCAGGGCAAGCCTCGCCCCTTGGCGTCATGTGGTATGCGACCGATGCGGCGAACTTTGGCGGCGTCGCCGGGGCGCGGTGGGGCCGCGGTGTCGTTGCCGGGGTGCCGGACCTGACCATCATCTGGCATGGCATCGTGTATTTCATCGAGATCAAGACTGAGATCGGGCGCTTGAGCGCGGCGCAGCAACGTTTTCATGAAGCGCTCCGTGTAGCCGGCGCGCCACACGATGTGGCGCGTAGCGTCCACGACGTCCTCGCACTGATTGATCGCTATCGTATTCCGAGGGCACACCGCATCAGGGGGGCCTGATGAGTTCACCGCCGTTCATGCCATGGTACGTCCGCGATTATGTTGCCGATACCCAGCACCTGACCCGCGACCAGCATGGCGGCTACCGTCTGCTGATCGATGCCTGCTGGCTAGCGGACGGCAAATTGCCCGACGACGATGCACTGCTCGCACGCATAACTTTGTGCCGCGGCAAACGAGAATGGGCCGAACTAAAATCGAAACTGGCTCCATTTTTCAAAATTTCGCGTGGTTTTTGGCGTCATAAACGGGTTATCGCCGAACTGAAAAAGGCTCAAAGATTGCATGCAAGTAGACAGCTAGGCGGGAGCTTAGCTCAAGCTCAGCTTAGAGCTTCGCGCGCGTGCGTTCAGACAGAACCAGAATCAGATATAAAAAAAAAGAAGGAGGTAGAAGAAAAAAAAGATCGTGTTCGAGCCGACATCGAGGCCAAGTCGCCACGGTTTGCGACGATCGAACGGTCATCGAAGCCAACTCAACCCTCTAACGCCAAGGCTCACCTCATGCAGCAATGCGCCCGCTGGCTGCCGGAGGATGCGGTCGCCGGATTCTGGGCGGCGATGATGGGGGACAATGCCCAAGCGGTGCTCGATCAAACCGCGACCGCCATGCACGCCAGCGGCTGGAAGGACCGGGGCTGAAAGCCACTTACCCCTGGGTTGCAACTGTGCTACCTCGGAGTAGGCAAAACATCGCGACCCCGGAGGAACCGGATGAGCGCAGCGGTCTATGTGTTGCGACAAGTCAATGGGGTTACCATCCGTCAGACGGAAGAAGGCGATTTCGACGCAACCGCGATGTGCCGAGCGTGGGGAAAGTTTTTCAATAATTATCAGGATAATGATGAAACGAAAAAATTCGTCGAGCAACTTAGTTTAAAAACAGGAATTCCTGTAATTAAACTAGTCCGGTCGACACCAGGACGATACGGCGGTTCTTGGGTGCATTGGCGCGTTGCTCTTGATCTTGCTCAGTGGTGTTCGCCTGAATTCAAGGTTATGGTTAATGGCTGGATAGCGCAAATTGCTACTGGCGAAGTGCCTGTGGTAACCGGACATGATCATCAACTCATTAATCAGGTGAAACAATTCGGTGCAAGGCTCGTCCAGGTCGAAGACAAACAACTGCAGTTTGATCAGCGCCTCGTCAAACTCGAACGCACCACCCGCAAAGACCCAAAACCGGCCCAAGTCAGACTATTGGCCCGCGTCGCGCTCGTCTGCTATGGCGGCATGGATCCCGCAAACGGTCAGCACCGCGTCGTCGATACCGCCGGCAACCGTCTGCCGGGCTCTCACGTCGATCATTTCAACGAACTGCGCCACGACAACAGAACCGCTAATCTCTGGCTGATTCATGACACCTCGCATCGACTAAAGACCGGCGGCCAAAGTTTTCTCCCGGAATTCCGCGTGTTTCAAAACCGATTAAAGCAACTCGGCGAACCCGGGCCCAAACAACCGGGCCTGTTCGACTAAAGGCATCGCCTTGCGCCTACCCTCGGTTGCGATTATGCTCACCCCTGGTACCCCACCACGCCGGTCGGTGGCGATGTCCCCGTCGCGCCGGCCGGCACCTCGTTGAGCTAACTCAATCGGATGTGAGATGCCCAACGGCCAGCCAGCGCAGCTCGCAAACCTCAAGTCGTTCCGGCCTGGGCACGTCCCAAAGCCGGCTACCCGGTCGCGCAGAACCGATCGCGCCCTCAAGCTCTTTCGCAACATGACGCCGGACGCCGCGGCCTATGCAGCCCGGGTGCTCGCCGACGAGAACGAACACACCAGCTACCGCCTCAAAGCGATGGAATGCATCCTCACCTACGGCATGCCGAAGAACCTCGACGAGCTCTTGGCCAAGGCCTGGGGCGAAGGCGGTGCCCGGGCCTTCATGACCGTCGAGTTTGTGCGGCCCGGTGAGCGTAGCGAACATGGAGCCTTTGGTGACGGTTCTGTTCCGGTCGATGTGGAAGTGAAGCCCAATGGACACGGCACCTTTGCGGTGTCGTTCGGTGACAAATGATGCAGGTATCCGATTGCGAGGCTTGGCTCTGGGAGCCGACGCTCCAGTTGCGCTGGCGGTTAACGACGCCGAAGCCTTTTGGTGCCCTTGTTACCCCAGGCCTATCATGAATCTTTCGGATTTGGCCTATAATGGGCGAATCGGGGGGAACGGGAGGATTGCCCATGACCAACGATGACGTCCGCACCTTGATGCGCGAATGCTACGACAAGCTGCTGAGCACCTATCCGTTCCGGGAAGAAGGCAGCAACATCGATGCACGCCTCGCCTACGCCATGGGCCTCGCTGCCGGCGCGCTGCACGAAGGTCTCGAAGCCGAGCGCGACAACCGGCCCATGCGCACTCGTGGTTTTCTCCCGACCGAGGCGGAGCGCCACGAGGAGCTTTATCCGGGGCCGCCCGATCCCCCTGGAGGTGGATGATGCGCTGCTCTGCCTGCGGCGGCACCGAGCATCTGCGCCCCTATTCGCCGTGGCATCACATACCGATCTGTCGGCCATGCTTCATGGTCTGGTACGACGGGCCTGAGACGATCGACAACACCGATCCGAAAGCCGTCGGTCGCCTCAGCCTGAAACTCAAGGCCGCCGGCAAATGGCCTTGGCCGATGGAGGGAAAACCGGATGGACAAGGCTGATTGCGAGGCGCTGCGGCGCGAGATCAAGGCGACCGCCGAGAAGGTCGCGGTGTTGTACCGCGAATGGCGTGTCGACTGGGCAGGCGAGCCCGTGGCGAACGTGATGCTCGCCTATCGCCATCTTGAAGACGCGTCGATGCGGCTGGGCAAGGCCATCCAGGCGCTGGACGGCGGCGTCAGCGTCTATGACCGGATCCAGGTGCCGGGAGCGGGCGCATGAGTGACACTGCGCGCTTCCCCGATGCGCTGCAGCCGCTGTTCGATGATGTCCGGTACAAGATCGCTTTTGGGGGACGAGGGGGCGGCAAATCTTGGGGGATTGCGACCTACCTCTTGGTGGAAGCCGCACGCCGCCCCCTTCGCGTGCTGTGCTGCCGTGAGTTCCAGGCGAGCATTCGGGAGTCGGTGCACCGCCTCCTCGCCGACATGATCCAGACGCACGGTCTCAACCAGTTCGATGTGCTGGCGCAATCGATCCGCTCGGATCACGGCAGCGAGTTCATCTTCGAGGGGCTGCGGCACAATGTCGGCCGGATCCGGTCATTGGAGGGCATCGACAAGGTCTGGGTCGAGGAAGCGAGCAATGTGAGCCGCAGCTCATGGGAAGTGCTGATCCCGACGATCAGGAAGGACGGCAGCGAGATCATCGTCTCGTTCAACCCCGAACTCGAGACCGACGAAACCTACCAGCGCTTTGTGGCGAAGCCACCGCGTGACGCGGTGCTGATGCGGGTGAACTACCACGACAACCCGTGGTTCCCGGAGGTGCTGCGGAAGGAAATGGAGGACCTGAAGGCGCGTGATCCGGATGCTTACCAGCACGTGTACCTCGGCGAATGCCGCTTGACGCTCGACGGCGCGATCTACGCCAGGGAGCTGCG